CCTGGAAATTCATTTACATTAGGCGCAAACTTTACTATTGAAGTTTGGAATTATTATGATGCTGCTAATACACCTAATAGTGGTAGTAGTGTAAGTGTATGGACTGATGGTTCTTTATGGACAAACTCCGCATCTGCTGATTGGAGTTCTGGAGCAGGAAATAATAATGGATTTGTATTAGGATACAATAGTTTTACTTATAGAAATACTGGAGGAACGCAGATAAATGTTGATTATAGTACAAATCCTTCAACTCAAACCTGGCACCAACATGTTCTTGTGGTAAATAGTGGTACTGGAACAGTATATGTTGATAAGAGTTCTGTTGCCAATTTATCAAACTTTAGAACAATTGGGCAATCACAAGGTACATTGGGTATAGGTATTGCTGATTATTATCCATCACTAGGGTATCGTGGTGAATATAATGGTCTTATTTCTATAGTTAGAATTTATCAACAGGCATTAACATTAACAGAGATAACACAAAATTATGATGTAGTAAAAGATAGGTATGGTTTATGATAATCATGACACTAAATATTTAAAAAATGTCTGATGGGAAAGAATAGACAAAAGGCAAATTTAACCTCCAACAATTTAATTACATCTGATATTACTAATGATAGAATTGGTATCAATTCTACATCACCGACAACAACTCTTGATGTTGGTGGCACAATAACTGCATCAGAAGCAAAAATAGGTTCATCTGCAACTCCATCCTCTTCTTTGACCACTATCAATACTGATGGTGTTAATATTAGCGGTATTGTAACTGCAACCACAATCATTAAGTCTGGAGGAACATCATCTCAGTTCTTAAAGGCTGATGGTTCTGTCGATAGTTCTACTTATCTTACCAGTTTTACTGAAACCAATGACCTAAGTTCTGCTGTTACTTGGGCTAATGTGCCTAATGCTAATATCACTCAAGGTTCTGTAACACAACACCAGGCAGCATTAAGTATTACTGAATCTCAAATTAGTGATCTTCAGTCATATCTAACTTCGTATACAGAAACTGACCCTGTAGTTGCTGCTATCAATGGAATTGTAAAATCTAATGGATCTACAATTTCTGCGGCAACAGCAGGAACTGATTACTTAACACCATCAGGAGATGGTTCCAGTTTGACTGGTGTTCTTTCAGATGTTGTTGAAGACACTACGCCACAACTTGGTGGCAACTTAGATCTTAATAGTAATCATATTACTGGTACTGGTAACATGAACGTTACTGGTATTATCACTGCAACATCACTTAATGTTCCTGGAGCTGATGGTATTAATGCTACTTACGCAATCGAATCAGATCAGGGTTTTTATACTAAAGACTCGTCCGACAGTAATTATTCATATAGTATTGGACCTTCTATTGGTGGATTACTAATACAATCTGCTGGTGGCACTTATTCTGATATCAAAATTAGTCCTGACAGTGGTGGAGCCGTCTTAATTAGTGGAATTGCTTCTGCTACTTCATTTAATGGTTCAGCATCAAACATGACCGGATTGACCGGTGCTTCTGCAGGAACTTACGGTAATTCTACTACAACACCGGTTATTACTGTTGATGCAAATGGAAGAATTACTACAATCTCTACTGCCTCTATTTCTGGTGGTGGAGGTGGTGGTAGTGGAATCTCTGCAGGAAAATCAATTGCTTTGGCAATGATTTTTGGTTGATGTCTATAAATAATTTTATACAAGAGAAAATTTGACGAATGGCAAATCCAAATATTGTTAATGTAACTACTATTCAGGGAAAGGTTGCAGGACAAGCAGTAGGAACATCTGCAGCTGCTATTGTCACTAATTCTTCTTCCAGTGGAAAAATTTTTAAAATCAATTCATTAATTATTTCAAATGTTGATGGAGCCGTAAGTGCAGATATAACAGCAACTTTATATAAAAATCAAACCACGGAATATCATGTGGCAAAGACGGTTGCAGTTCCAGCAGATTCAACATTAGTTCTTCTTTCCAAAGATAATTCAATATATCTTGAAGAAAATGATAGTATTAGATTAACTGCAAGTGCAGCATCTGATTTAGAAGCAATTTGTTCTTATGAGGAGATCAGCTAATGTCAATGTATTATCGTAATGGTGGTAACATAGGTCCCGATCGAAGTGAGAATGTTGAAAATGATGATAAGGGAATTTTTCATGTTCAAGATGCATTTTATTTAAAAGGTGCTTCTAGATGGGGAGCAGCTCCTCAAGGACAAGCACTTTTTACAACAACAGGAAGTACTACTTGGACTGTACCTGCAGGAGTTCTATCAGTATCTGCGGTTTGCGTTGGTGGAGGTGGTGGAGCATCTGCATGTCCAGGAACATCTAATTTTTCTGGTAATGGTGGTGGTGGAGGCGGACTTGCATACTCCTCCAGTTTTTCAGTAACACCTGGTGAGACATTATCATTAATGATTGGTGCTGGTGGTTCTGGTGGTGCTAGTGGCACCAATGCAGGCAGTAGTGGTGGATATTCAAGTATTGCTAGAGGTAATACAGTACTTCTTAAAGCTGATGGTGGTAGTGGTGGAACATATGGAGGTGGATCCAAAGCAGGTGGCAGTGGTAGTGGAACTGAAAGAGATGGTGGTGGTACTGGTGGATCTGGTGGAGCAGCTCAAAGTAATAATGGTGGAGGAGGCGGTGGTGGAGCCGGTGGTTATACTGGCAATGGTGGTAATGCAGGAACTGGCAACGGTGGAACCGGTTCCGCTGGATCTGGTGGAGGAGGCGGTGGTGGCGGTGGTCAGCAGTCTAGTTCATCAAACAATGGAGGTGGTGGAGTAGGAGTACTTGGCCAAGGATCAAATGGAGCTGGTGGTGCTAATAATGATGGTGGTAATGGTGGTTCAGGAGGTGGTAATCATAGTGGTGCAAATGGTGGATTATATGGTGGTGGAGGAGGTGGAAAAGAAGACGATACTTCAGGTAGTGGCGGTTCTGGTGGAAAGGGCGCCATAAGAATTATTTGGGGTGACGGTAGATCTTACCCATCAACAAACACTGGTGATGTTTAATATATAAATTACGAGGATTTAAAAATGCAATATTCAATTAACGGAAACTACCCTGTAATAAATTTGCCTCATAGAATCAGACTATCAGATGGTTCTACGAGAACGGATAATTCTACTTTTACCAGTACTGATTTATCAAATGCTGGTATAACAACAGTTTCTGATCCACCGTCTTATGATGAGAACACTCATAAACTTACATGGGATGAAACCAATCTAAACTGGGAAGTTGTTGCCTTAACTAGTGAAGAACTTCAAGAAATAGTTGATATAAAATGGCAGAATATCAGATCTATGAGAGAAACAATGCTTGCAGAAGCAGACGAGAGAGTGTTGAGATATCACAGTGAAAATAGAATAGGAGTAACTACGTATTCGGATAATATTTCAGAACTAGATACTTATATTCAGGCATTGAGAGATATTACTGATACATATTCAAATCCAGATGATGTCGAATGGCCTAGAACTCCTCTTACAACGAAAGATATAGAATTGGAAAATAATGAGTGAAGTATATCTTGGTAATCCCAATCTAAAAAAAGCAAATACACCAATTCAATTTACTGAGGAACAAATTATTGAGTTTCTCAAATGTAAAGAAGATCCGGTTTATTTTGCTAATAACTATATTAAGATTGTTTCTCTGGATGAAGGTCTCACACAATTTACTCCATATCACTTTCAAGAGAAATTAATTAATAACTTCCACAATAACAGATTTAATATCTGTAAGATGCCTCGTCAGACTGGTAAATCCACTACAGTCGTATCTTACCTTTTGCATTATGCTGTCTTTAATGACAGTGTAAACATTGGTATTCTGGCAAACAAGGCAGCAACCGCAAGAGAACTTCTCGGTAGGTTACAGACTGCTTACGAAAACTTGCCTAAGTGGATGCAGCAGGGTATTCTGTCATGGAACAAAGGATCAATGGAGTTGGAAAATGGCAGTAAGATATTGGCAGCTTCTACGTCTGCAAGTGCTGTCCGAGGTATGTCATTCAACATCCTCTTTCTCGACGAATTCGCGTTCGTCCCAAATCACGTTGCTGACTCATTCTTTGCCTCTGTTTATCCTACTATTACTTCTGGTAAAAACACCAAAGTAATTATCGTATCCACTCCGCATGGTATGAATCATTTCTACCGCATGTGGCATGATGCAGAAAGATCTAGAAACGAATATATTCCGACAGAAGTTCATTGGTCTGAAGTTCCTGGCAGAGATCTAAAGTGGAAAGATCAAACGATTGCCAACACTTCCGAAGAACAGTTTCGTGTTGAGTTTGAATGTGAGTTCTTAGGATCTATCAATACCCTAATTGCAGCATCAAAATTAAAAACATTAATATACGAAAACCCAATTCAGAAAAATGCAGGATTAGATGTATATGAAAATCCAATAAAAGATCACAACTATTTGATTACTGTAGACGTTGCTCGTGGTTTAGGCAATGATTATTCAGCATTTATTGTTTTTGATATTACAGAGTTTCCTTACAAAGTAGTAGCAAAATATAGAAATAATGAAATCAAACCGATGTTATTTCCCAGTGTCATACTTGATGTAGCAAAAGGATATAACGATTCTTGGTTGTTAATTGAGGTTAATGATATTGGAGATCAAGTTGCAAGTATTCTTCAATATGATTTGGAATATGAAAATATTCTCATGTGCTCCATGAGAGGTAGAAACGGACAAGTTGTTGGTTCTGGATTCTCAGGTAAGAAATCTCAACTTGGAGTTAGAATGACATCTGCAGTTAAAAAATTGGGTTGTTCTAACTTAAAGACTTTGATTGAAGATGATAAGTTACTTACTTTGGATTATGAAATTATTTCGGAACTAACAACGTTTGCACAAAAATCAAATTCCTTTGAAGCAGAAGAAGGATGTAATGATGACCTTGCAATGTGTCTGGTAATCTTTGCATGGTTGGTTGCACAAGATTATTTCAAAGAAATGACTGATAATGATGTTCGAAAGAGAATATATGAAGAGCAAAAAAATCAAATAGAACAAGACATGGCACCATTTGGATTTATATCAGATGGATTTAATGATGAATCGTCTTTTGTAGACAGTTCTGGTGACAGATGGTATGCTGATGAATATGGTGATCGTTCATATATGTGGGATTACATGTGATGGATTTTGACGATCAAGTTGAATTAGAGCATTTATTATTTTTTGATCGTAAATGTAGAGTTTGTGGAGAAATTAAAAGTTTATTGGATGACTATTACTTAATAAGAAAAAATAGAGGTACATTAGCATCTTCATATTCTTATGAATGCAAATCATGTACTAAAAAAAGAGTAAACAATTCCAAAAAATATAAAATTAAAAACAAAATTGATTGGGAATATCCTGATTGGTAGATATCATGCATAGTTTCCCCACTGAAAATACCCTTTTCCATAAATATTTTTAGATAAATTTGGACTGCGAGGGTAAACAAGATGCCATTAAATTTAGCATCTCCTGGGATTAAGGTAAGGGAAGTTGACCTTACTGTGGGAAGAGTTGATCCTTCTTCTGAAAAAATCGGTGGTCTTGTTGCACCTTTTGCACAAGGACCAGTAGATTTACCAATCGTTATAGGATCAGAAAAAGATTTACTCGATAACTTCGGTAAATCATACAGTACAGACAAGCACTATGAGCACTGGATGAGTGCATCATCATACTTAGCGTATGGTGCTCCAATGAGAGTTGTTAGAGCCGATGATGACGATTTATCAAATGCATATGTCGGAACTGGTGCAATTAAAATTAAGAGTATTGAGCACTATGAACAACTTCAGTACGATGATAACGTTGTTGCAAACAGATCTGTAATTGCCAAGAATCCAGGATCTTGGGCAAACGGAATCAGAGTTGCAATTATTGACGGATTAGCAGATCAGATTCTGACTATCGATACCACTAATATTAATGGTGGAGCCTCAAATATTGAAGTTGGAATGGGTGTCACCCAAGCAATTTCAGCAACTTTACCAGGTGCAGGAACAACTTCATCTCTTGATGGTTATCTTAAGGGAATTGTAACACAAGTTGCATCTGAGACCATTTCTGTTAAGGTACTGAGTCATGTTTCGGCTGCTGGTACAGAAACGACGGTAGATTATCAACCATCAGGTATATATGCATTTAATACCACAGGAGGAGAGGTAGGACTTCATACAGTTGGTGAAACGGTTTCCTTTGGATCTACTTCAATTACTACGGTTAGTGATTGGTTTGATTCTCAGACTTTAGCAATTTCAACTGCAACTAGTGGTGGTACTGTCACAACTGCTACATTAAATTGGAACAATGTTGCTGATAGACCAGGAACATCTGAGTTTGCTCAAGATAGAGGAGCAAGATTTGATGAAGTTCATGTTGTTGTTATTGATGGTGAAGGTAAAATTACTGGTACAACTGGAACAATTCTTGAGAAGCATCTCAATCTTTCAAAAGCAAAAGATGGAGAATATTCTGTAGGTTCTCCATCTTATTGGAGAGCATATCTGAAGACCAATTCTTCTTTCATTTTTGGTGGATCTGCACCAACAGGAATTACAACTACTGGTTATGCTTCCGGTTTCTCCCGTGCAACTGATGTTGATTGGGATCAAAATGCGGAAGGTGTAATTTTCGGATCAGTTGGAAAGCAAGATTTAGTTCTTGCTAATGGAGTAAATTATGATGGCAATCAAGATCTTGATGCTTCAGGAGCACTATCTCCCGAACTTAATAAATTGGTAGATGGATATGGATTATTTGAGAATAAGGAAAACTACAACGTAGATTTCCTTATTATGGGATCTGCAAATTATGCAAAAGAAAATGCTCAAGCACTTGCAAACAAACTTATTTCAGTTGCTGATAT